AATCTGTCTCTTTTAATTGATGCCCCAGAAAGTTTTAAAATCCCACCTTCGTTAAATGCTTGGACCAACGAAGCGTCAACTTTCAAAAGTTTTTACGACAGAAGAAAAAGTTATTCCGATGTTGTAGATAATCCAGAGCTTAAAGCCGAGATTAAGAGTTTTGTTGAATACCTAAGTAATGAGCAGTGGCCTACAACTTTTTACCCATCGTACCCATGGTCAACTACAGATTTACTAACTAAGTATTTGCCTAACCTTTCTGCAGAAAGCCTAGTAGGCGTGAGTGTGGATTCCTATATTCTTCTTCAGCCAGAAAAAACAAAAAACTACTACCTCAGTGATGAGTATTGGGTTTGCGATGCTTTTAATTCTTCTGGAAAAAGTTATGCTCAAATGTTGACAAAAAAGGTTGTCCCAATCAAACAAGACGGTTGGGAAGTTGAATCAGAGACTCTTACTCACATCCGTGGAGCAGTCGGAACGATTGTATCTACCTATAGAAATAATGAATCTTGGTGGTCTCCTGCACTTGCTCAATCTCTGTCTCAGGGGGTTCCTGTAGTTCACGATTGGAAAATTACTGGGTACATGGGAGAAGAGTGGAGACATCTTGCAACAAGCGTAGAGCTTATGGACACAGTGGAACGAACAGAGTTGGCGTTTAGTCAAAAACAATCATATCTTGATCAACTCCCTAGCCAAGATGATATAAACGAAAAATTAACTAAAACACTAAAACAGTTAGCTTAAACCTTTACTAAACAACTAAAAACTAATACACTGTATGAAAGGAGGTCAAATGTCAAAGTTAGACATGGATTGGGTTAAATCCCAATTACAGGCAGCTAAGGTAAGAAAGCCAGTTGGCGATGCCACAATGAAATTAATCGAACTGATTGAGTCTTTAGACCTTACTCCTGAATTTAAAAATAAAGCAATTGACATGTTTGCTTCACTAGCAAAAGGTCACATTGTTGTTAAAGAAAATAAAAATGAAACTTGGATTCCAGTACAAGCAGGTTTTATTAAAGTAGCCGAACAAGTACGAGTCAAAGCTGATGCTTTTGATGGAGAGCTCGGACCAATTCACAACGGACGTCGAGGCGTTGTTGTGGGCGTTAGGTACGGAGACGTCATTATTAAAAGTAATGATGGTAAAGAACCTGTTCTTGACGGGGCTCACTACCCACCAGCTAAATTAGAGAAGCTGGTCTTGACATGAAAAGTATTACCCTGAACATAACAGTTCAGGGTGATAGTTATGAAGAGCTTCGTGAAAAAGCTGACATAGCTATTGCAAAATTTTTAGGGACTAATGACGAAGGAGATGATTTTTTTGACGAAGAAGACACTCCAGAAAATTTTCAACAAGTCAATTACGAACTAATAGTCACTCAAAAAGAAGACATTACGTCTGTATACGAATACTCTGCACAAGTGATTGCGAAGGTAAAAGATGTCAGAAAATGAAGTAACACCCCCACGCATAGAAGCTCTTAGAGAAGCAGCTCGTATCATCTCTACTGATAGAAACACCAATTATGGAGACCCTGAAGATAACTTCGACAGAACAGCAAAAATTTGGTCTGTAATTCTTGGAATTCCTATTTCAAATGAAGATGTAGCAATGATGATGGTGGGTTTGAAAATGGCTCGCTATGCAAATAAAGGTGATTTCCAACCAGACACATGGATTGATATTGCTGGCTATGCTGGATGTGGTTATGAAGTAGGACTTCGAGAAGACAAGAAGAAGAAGGGATAAATTCTAAATGATTCGTCCGCCTTGGCAGTATGAAGACCCCCTTTGTGCTCAGGTAGGAGGAAACTTCTTTTTTGCTGAAGATAGAGATGAACCCAGTTTGCCAGGAACACCAGAGATAAATTACGAAGGTGCTAGAAAAATCTGTAAGAGTTGCGCACATCTTGTTGAATGTGCTTTGTGGGGATTAGAAAACGAAGAGTTTGGTTTGTGGGGCGGTTTAAGCCCTGCCGACAGGAAGCATATAAAGAGCAAACGTAGGCCATTCCCCTACAAGAAAACAGCGTAAAATTATTGTATGAGCGGTGGACCTATAGTCACTCCTACACCAGTGTGTGAACAGTGCTGGTTAAAAGAGCACGCCCGCTGGGAGCCACACAGTATGGATGACCATGGCAACATTAAAATGGCTTTATCAGGTGTAGATGTCCCCCAAAAGATAAATACAGGAACAGTTGAAAGTTGCTCCATTTGCGGGAAAATAACAATCGCTGGGATTTTTGATGTAAAAGAGCACAAGATTGTATTCTCTGCGGACTCTGAAGAGCCTCGAATGTATGAGGAAGATGAGTACCAAGAAGACGAACTTGGTGGCTACTATGGAGAAGATAGGGAGTAGTCATGAAGGATAAAAGAATCGGCGAGTCCCTCTGGATTCATTGGGATGGCGAAGGCTACATCGAGCAAAAGCTTTACACTGATAGCATTTATTATACTAAAGAGCATGTTGATCTTGAAAATGAGCTAGTTCGCAGAGGTCTAGCATCAACGCTGCAAAGAGACGGCATAGTTGATTCTCTATCAGATGGCTTCAATTCAATTGTGGATTCACATGTAGAAATTGGTTGGGCAGGTATTATAGAAGGAGAAAATAATTACACCTTCTGTGATGCAAATGGTGAAACCGAGTACGGTGAGTATGTAGAAGAAGTCTTTGAGTTTACTTGGGTTGAATTATAGTTTTATAGTTTTATAGTGTGTTGCTTGCTTATTTTATGGTTCTATAGTATATAGTCTAATATGTGTGGAAACCAGCTAACAACATAGAATGGCAGTCTGAAGCCCTTTGTGCTCAGCCTCAAAATACTCATTTCAAAGACTGGTTTTTTTCTAAAGACCCTAAGCAAAAGTACGATGCAAAAAACCTCTGCTACGAATGCCCTGTACGGGCTCAGTGTTTGCAGTGGGCTTTAGAGCACCGACAGATTTGGGGTACGTGGGGTGGCAAAGACGAGAGCGAGATACGTCGAGCACTCTCTGTCTCTTACAAGGGTGAAGAGATAAAACGCCGTAGATACCCGCACTGTCCTTATTGTTCAGCTCGTCCGTCAAAGCTAGAAACAAGTTCTCAGGAAATTCCTGGTGGTGGTAGGTGGACTGTCGCCAAGATAGTCACATGTACGGTATGTGGCTTTTCTTGGCGCAGTCGAACTAGCGTAAATGCTATCGAAGCTTATAAACAAGAGCGTATTGATAAATCTGAAAAAAGAGCACGCATTCGAGAGAAAAAAGCTCTAAAGCTGGAGAAAAAGCGTTTAGCTAAAAAACTTAAGAAGCAACAACTTAAATAATAAAGTCTTTCGGATTCATCTCAAAAGGTCTACTATTTTCATGTGCTTTTCGCATGTCTTCTCTAAAAGCTCTGTAGTGGTTTTGAGCGTATTCAAATTGGTCAAACTGAACTAACTCATCCATCGCTTGCTCTCTGGATACATATCCAAGACCAGCTAATGTCCACTTCCACAGAGAATCAACGCCCCAGAAATCCATAAAATGAAGAACACTTGGGATTCTGCTCTTTGACCTCTCGATGTAGTTTTCTACAGCAGGAGAGGTAATCTTGTCGAACTTAATAGTTTTCCAGAACTCAGAATCTTCTCTTCCACCTTGATAGTGGAACACTGTAAAGTCTTTATAGTATTCATACATTTTTTCAGTTTTAGCATTGTATTTTTGTATTGAGGCAGGGTTTAAAGTTTTCTCTTTTGTATCTGAAAGATATTCTTGACAGAAACTAAAGATTTGCATAATAGTTGCATGAATACTGGTTGCCTCTAAAGGTTCAATAAAAGAGCTTGCAAGGCCAACTACTAAAACATTGCCTTTCCAAAATTGGTCCACTCGGCCTGATTCATATTTAATATGCTTAATTGGCTCGATAGGATGCCCCATAATTTTTTCAGCTTCTTTTTGAGCTTCATCTTCAGAAATAAACGCACTGCTATAGACATACCCACAACCTCGGCGGCCTCCTGTAGGAGTTCGCCACATCCAACCAGAAGAGAGAGCTTCTGCAACTGTTACAGGTTGTACTTTTTCTTCTTCTTTGTATGGAACTATAAAAGGCATAGCTCTGTCTACAAGAAGTTGGTTTTTGTAGTCTGTCCACCCAATACCAACTTTGTTTGCCAATAATCTAACAAATCCAGTAGCGTCAATGAAGAAATCTCCTTCAATAACTTGACCATCTTCGATAGTCACGCTTTCAACTAGACCATCGCTAGTGACAGTAACATCCTTGATAATTGAATCTATATGAGTAGTTTTTGTGGTTGTAGTTATATACTCTCGTAAAAACTTAGCTACTTTGTGGGCATCAAACTGGAACCCATAACCTCCAGAAGGTGGGAGTTTATTTAGATCATAAGACTGCCCTAATACAGAAGATAGATAAGCTTTTTCAGGACCAAACTCTGCTACAACATAATTAAACAGATGGTCAGGAGAGCGCTTAGAAGTTTCTGAGCCGTTAATTGGTGCCCAATAAGAGCCTTTGTCTTTAGCCCAGTTGATGTGCTTAAGTGCATACTTAGGTACAGCATCGACTTTCTTAGCAAACTCTGCAAAATCAAAAGCCACTTTGTTTGGATTTATTGTTTGATTATTTCCAAATAAGGTAGAGCCATCTAATACATCATAGAGAAGACCGCTTGTAGCCTCTCCAGCTCCAATAATTCCTATTTTTTGTGATTCTATAACCACTACTTCATGAAACTTTGGGTTACTAGAGTGAATGGTTAGAGCGGTAAGCCATCCAGCCGTTCCACCACCGCAGACTACAAATTTCACTAGACACTCTTTTCTTCTGGATTTATAGCGCTAAGACAGAATTTAAGGTTTTCTGCAAGTCTTTCATTATCTGGCTCGATGCTAAAAGCGTTCTTTGCATGCTCTACTGCTTCTTCAAACTTACCTAAATAGTAAGCAGAAATTGCAGCAAAATCATGCGGGGCTGCTCCCCATGCTTTTGCTTCGCACAAATACTCTAAAGGTTTTTCAGCAATAGCGATGGCATCTTTAGCTGCCTCATAACACTTCTGCCAGTCCTTGCGTTGATAGTACAACTCTGCTAAATCAACAAAAGGTTCACGGCGTCCTGGAGCTTGATCAATAGCCTTACGGAACCAAATCTCTGCCTCTGCAGGAAGGCTCTTACCAATAAAACGCATTGATGCAGCACGCTCTGGTGCCCATCGAGCTGTTGGGAGTTCAAGGTGTCGCTTTAGCTCTACTGCTGCTTCTTGGTAGCGACCATAGAAATAAAGTTCTCGACCATAGTAGAACGCATTGCGGTCGTTGTATGGGTCTTCTTGAACAGAGAGAGCCAGCAAGGGTAGATACTGAGAGCGCGATTTTGTTGGGTCTGGGTGATGGTGAGTTTCTAAACCTTCAATCCATTCTTGCACTTCTTCGCGTCCGTAAACATATAGACACTCATGCACTGGATGACGCCAGCGGTAATTTTTCCGAGTGTGGATGTGGTCGTAGCTGAATTCCAAACCTGGAGTTCCATCATCATTCCAAGACCAAATGTGCTTATAGCGAGGACGTGTTACTCCACGTTGCCATGCAGCTTCAAGCAGTGGACGCCAGTTAGGAGTAATTACTTCATCCATATCAAGGGAGATACACATATCAATATCGATTGGTAAAGCTGCCATTGCTGCGTTTCTAGCGTCATCAAAACGCCAAGGGGATACTCGAACATCAACTACATTAATTCCAAGCTCTTTTGCACGCTCAACGGTGCCGTCTGTGGAGCCTGTATCGGCTATTAACAAGTAATCAGCTTCTTTTGAAGCTTCATACCATTTATCAACAAACTGTCGTTCATTTAATGCGATTGTGTATATAGCTACTTTCATGTGAGCACCCTATCTTATTTTTCTATACCAACGCTGATACCCGTCAACTAAAAGTTCGAGTCGGTCTGAATAAATTGTACTAAACGCGTCTATTGCCAATTTTGGCTCGTTTAAATAGCCAAGCCCAGCGGACCATTGATAGTCATCAAAAGCTATTATTCCATTTACATTTAAACACTCGTAAGCGCTTATTGCATCCTTTATTACACCATAGGAAGTATGGTCTCCATCAACATACACAAAGTCATACTTCTCTAGATTATTTTTAAAGAACCAATCACTTGTAGACTTGACTTTAATAATTTTTTTGCTCTGCTGCCCTACTAAAGTTTTTACATCATAAAAACTTTCTACAGACTCCCAGTTCATCTGATTATGAACAGGTTCGTCAGAACCCTCCCACGTGTCCACATCAATCAACACCGAGTCTGGGTTGTGACGTAGTATGTTGTCCCAAAGCCACACAGAAGCATCCCCTGTGTATGCACCTATTTGCAACATTCGAGCAGGTTTATTTAAAAACTCTAGTAGATGGTTTTTAAAGTTCTCTTGACCATCATTTTCAAACCAGTTGGGATATGTCATTTTCGTCCTTTCGTGAAATAGCTTACCTTAAATTACACGTATGGGGTAGCACCGCTATAGCTTGAGTGGGGGGTTCCAGTCCAAAATCCGTCTAGTGAGCCATCAAAATAGGTCCCCAAAGTAGAAGACCTTTCTGCCATAACAGAGTCAACAAAAAATACGTCTGTATTAGATGCTGAAGTGGTCACAATTCTTAATGCAAAAAAGTTAGCTCCAGAAGTTCTAGTAAAAGACCCGCTCAATCTAACCCAGCCGTCAGCACTAGTTAGAGCTTGAATTCCAATATTTCCACTAGATATAGCAGCTGAAGCAGTGCTTGTAGTGTATTGAAGATGACGAAGATAGTAGGTCGCATTGTCATTTAGAGTGTCAAGTTTCACATAAGCGCTGACAGTCCACTCTTCTGCGGTGTCAATAAATGCAATTCTTTCGACTGTTTGAACACCTCCTCCAGAGGTGTTTGTAACTTTAAGACAAGCCGAACCTGTGTTAAATTCGTTTGTATCTCTTACTAATGTAGTCCCAGCAAAAGGTGTCCAGTCAGAGATATCTACTTCAAAAGTCGGGTTTTTAATATAATTAACCCTGTAATCTAAATTAAAAGCTTCGGCAGGATTTTTTAAATAACCTGCACCAGCAATAGACCCGACATTTATTGGCATTTTAAACTAGCGCCAAGTCTCCGACGAGAATCCACTCGTTAGTTCCAATTTTTACCGCAGAAGCTACAGAGTAAGGAGCTCTCAATTTATTAGTTGGAGTTGCTCTCACTGTCACACCGACTGCTCCAGCAATGGTGAGCTGACCTGCTCCATACTGAATAAAATCGATTTTCTGACCGTCTTGAAAAGCAACTGATGCCTCAACAGGTATTGTTGCGACCATAGAAGCGCCGCTATCACATTTTAAAATTTTTCCAGCATTAGTTAGCTCTAAAATAAAAGAAGCGCTTTTTGTAACGATAGGTTGAGCAGTTGACCAATCTCCCTGAGGACCAGTTATACCTTGAGCTCCAGTTGGTCCAGTAGGCCCAACAAAGCCAGTAGGTCCTGTAGGTCCAGTGGCTCCAACAGCAATAGGCTTCCAAATTTGATCGTTAAGATCATATTTTTTTAAGACTGGCATTTTATTCTCCTATTGACTCTTAAGGTAGGGCGTGCGTCCACAGTGCACGGTTAGAAGCTGTTATAGAACCTGCAGAAATAGAACTTGGTAAATCTGTCTGAGCAGCAACTAGACCTGTAATTCTTGGAGGTAAAGCCAAGATTGCGTTAACACCAGCAGATGCAACATGTGCGTGACCAATAACTGTAGGAAGCGTTTGTGTGCTCACCAGTACAACTGCATATGCATACAAATTACCAGCTGTCTTGGTAAATGATGAAGTTAAGTTAACTTCAAAAGCGCTGTTAGCGGTTGAAAAAATTGATGTGTCGTTTGCAGTAGACGCTACCAAAGTTAAATCTCCAGTAGAGTCATTTACTGAATAGATTCCATATTTCACTAGTGTTGGGGTTGCACCAGCAGCAGTACCGCAAGCCATAGAAAGTTTTGTAATAGTTTCTGTTTTGATTGCTCGACGATAAGTTAGAATAAGGTTTCCTGATGCTCCATATGCAACACCAGTGAGTGGAGCTTTTCTATCAATGCTGCCTTCACCATTAGTTAGAACGTCTAAATCACCAAGTCTTGTATTCAAACCTGTAATTTGACTTGTAGCAAGAGTTAACTCATCACCGCCACCGACAGCGTGCGTTGCAGCGTGAATAAGAATTGCTGAATCTACAGTTGTATCCACCCAGATACTTGATACATCGGCTGGAGGAACTGCACCAGAAACTATACCTGTCTCACCAATAGAACCTGTTGGACCAGTGGGTCCCTCAGGACCAGTTGGACCAGTAGGTCCAAGTGAACCTGTCGGACCTGTTGGACCAGCAGCACCAGTAGGGCCTCCTGGTTCACCAGCAGGACCAGTAGCACCTGTTGCACCATCTGCTCCACCAATACCCTGAGGACCAGTCGCACCAGTAGGACCAGCTGGGCCAGTTACACCAATTGGACCAACAAGCGCCCACTCTTGGTTAAGGTCTGACCATGCGTAAACAAATTCTGAAGCAACAACATAAGCATCTCCAATTGCACCAATTGGGTTATCAGCTTGAAGAAGATTAAGAGTTGCATATGTTCCAAGAATACGAACGCTAGACCCCTGAGGACCAGTAGGTCCCGATGGGCCAGTAGGACCAGATGGGCCAGCAGGACCTGTAGGACCTGAAGGAGCAATACTTGCTACAGTATTAAATCCTGAACCCGTATAAAAATTAACTTCCTGAGTATCAGAATCAATCCAAATATCTCCTACAGAAGGAAATCCTGGTTGATTTGAAGAATAAGTTATATTTGCTCTACCAGCTTGGTCATAAACAAGAGTTGCAGAAAAATTAGCAAGAGATGTGCTGGACTTAACCCAAATTTGGTCTCCAGCATTTAAAGCAAATCTAAATGTCTCAAAAGATTGGCCCACAGAAACAGCCAAATTGTCGACAATGTAGGAACGAGTTGCCTCTACACCGAGGGCTTCGGCTGGTTCAACATAGATAGTAACAAGACTCTGAATATTAGCTCTGTTTGAAACAATTACAGAAGCAACACCAACTGTGTCGTTGGTAGCAAGCAGAGTAGCTATGTTTGCATTGGGAGTAGCAAGACCTAAGCGTTTTGCTGCCATTTGTCGCTCCTTACTTCGTCAGCTTTTCTCATAATTATACCTTTAAAATCCTATACCGTGGCTCTTTGGAAGGAGAATTTTCTTTGTGAAGCCATAGGTACGTAGGCTATCAGGTTAGCCCCGCCATGTACGCTATGGACATTCGTATAGTCGTTTGTAAGGTCTGTCTTAAAAAGACTAGAAAATGACTTATCTTTGATGAAGTTAATGACCTGTCTTGGGGTCCAATCTGGGTGCATTTGGTATACAAGAGCCGCTATCCCTGCAATTTGAGGAGCTGCCATGGAGGTGCCAGACAAAAGTTGTTGTTTAAAAGACCCATTTAAAAAGTATGGGTAGTTAGAGTTATCGTCATTAACTTGGCTCATTGCACTCATAATTCTTGACCCAGCGGCATAAACTGTCACTCCTGGACCAGAGTTACTAAAGTTTGACTTTCTCTCTGTAGAAGTTCCAGTGACTGTTTGATGGTCAATAGAACCTACAGTGAAAACACTCTCTCGTGCTGTAATACTAGCTCCTGGTGTACCACCTCTATGATATGTAAAAGCACCGAAGTCAGTAGTGATGTAATTGTTGTAATCAATTCCACCTTGGACATCAATTTTTATGTATTCATTTCCAGCAGCGTTGACAAATAAAATTCCAGCTTCAGCACCAGTTCTAATGTCAGCATCAACAGCAGCAACTCTAAATGGGTATCTATAAGTAGATGGGGCAACAAGAGCACCAGTGTGACCTTTTGCAGTGTCTAATACAGTACCTTCCCAAGTAACACCTCGGTAGGCTCCTCCATTTATAGCATAAAGAGTTTCTGACTCATCTAGTCCAAATGAAAAAGCTTCTAAATCAGCTCTATGAAATACCCCGTACCCCCAGCTGTTGACAACAACAGTAGGTCTTCCATTTGTTTTGTTGTTGTGCCAACCAATTAGTACATCAAAAGCGGTGTCAACATCAAAACCTGATCCAGGGTCGCTTGGAGCTTTCAAGCCCTCAAGCTTTATAGAATAAATTCTTGCATTTTTTGCCCATCCAAAATTAAGACCAGCAACAGTCGCCGCCACATGGGTTCCATGACCGTCATAGTCTTGATAAAAGCCAGAAGGCATACTTCCAGAGACACCACTAACTGCAAACCAATCTACAAGGTTTACTCTGCTTGCACCACTACCGTCAGGGTATAAAAACTCTGGATGATTGGCTTGAATACCACTATCTATGATGACAACATCAACGTTGGAACCATCTAAAACATAGTCATAGGTTCCACCTGGGTCTAGAAGGCTGGTTCCATAAACATTTGCTGGCTTTGAATGTCTTAACAATCCCCAGTTAACTTTAGGACCAGTCTCATTTGTAGTTTTATCAAAAGTTCCAGTTTGAAAAGCTAACTTTTGTGGTTTAAAAATGCTTAAGTCTTGTACATCAGAAACGCGAGGGTCTTGTCTTAGAAACTCTGCTTCTCTATCTGTTAGCCAGTATGAAGTGTTTAGAGGGTTTTCTGGTCTCTCGTTTGCCACTTCCACGGCTCTAATAGGGATAGTAGTTAAATTACTCCCCTCAGTAAGCAGAGCATCCCACACAGCATCAGTAAGCTCTAAACTTTCTGTAGTAACTGTGTACTCTTTGTATTCACTCATGTACCAGTCCTATTAGATAGCCGAGATATCTTTAATTACGATAGTGTTGCCCATCGCTGGGTGTGACAAACATTGATATCTATATCCACCAGTAAGGTTTTGTCTGATTCTCCAATAAAGAGTTCCTGAGCTCTTACCTTGAGCATTTGAATCGGTAGAAACAACACCATTTGTGTCTACGTGGACTAAACCTTCACTAAAGTTGTTTCCATCTGCTGTTTGGATTGCAAATGGGTGACCAGCATTAGCAAGATTGAAAGCAATAGTAGTTCCAGAGATAGCATAAATTGTTGGGTTGTTAGACAATCCGTAGTGACTTGTAAATCTATAGGCAGTTGTACCTTGATTAACAACTCGTAGCATAGTAATTGCTGGTTCATAAATTTCATCAACAGTTACTGAAGCAGAAGTGATGTCATTCAAAGAGCCAAAGTTAGTAGTACCTGCTGGTCCTGTAGGGCCAGTAACACCTTGTGAACCTGTAGGTCCAGTAGGTCCTGTTGAACCGACTGCTCCTGTTGGTCCTGTTACTGCAGGGCCTGTAGGTCCTGTTGAACCGACTGCTCCTGTTGGTCCAGTAGGTCCACCAGATGGACCTGTAGCACCTGTTGGTCCAGTAGGTCCTTGACCAGTTCCTTCAATCTCAACCCATTGAGTTCCGTTGTAGTAATACAACTGGGATCCAATTGGTGCATCACTTACGTAAATAATTGCACCAGCACTAGCAGTTAAGCTAGATAGAGCAGCAACAGTAGAACTTAAAAGTTTAAATGGTGCGTTAGAAATAACTTCACTCTCTGCATCAAGAGTTAAAGTTGTTGGAGAACTTACAGTAAATGTTCCAACTCCTGAAGCAGGAGGAAGGATTGTAGGGGTCTCAATCTGAGACACAATAAGTTTTTGTGTAGAAGCATCGAAGGTGATTCCTTGATTAGTTTTACCACCTTGAATACCTGTTAAATCTTCATAAAGACCGACAAATGCAGTTGAATCTACTGTCTCAACTACTGCAACACTAGAGCTGCCTGGTCCCTGAGGACCGACAGGTCCAGTTGCACCAGTAGGACCTGTTGGGCCACCAGATGGACCAGTTGGTCCAGTATCACCAGTAGAACCTGTCGCACCTGTCGCACCTGTAGGACCTACTGGTCCAGCAATTGCTCCAAGATTGACCCATGCAGAACCAGTCCACATGTAAGTATCGCCTGTATCCAGAGTTACATAAGCGTCATATAAAGTGTTTCCTGATGATGGTAGAGAAGCGAAATCAGCAACACTACCCTTCATAACAATATTTGTTCCAGCAGGTCCAGTAATACCTTGTGAGCCAGTTGGACCAGTTGAGCCAGTGGCACCAGTCGGTCCAGTAGCTCCCGTTGGACCAGTTACACCCTGTGCACCAGTCGGTCCTGGAATAATAGATGCGTCTCCCTGAGGGCCTGTAGGACCAGCAGCACCTGCTGGGCCAGTAGCACCAGTAGGTCCTACCACGGTAGATGCGGCACCTGTTGGACCTGTAGACCCAGTTGGTCCAGTTGCTCCATAAATAGGACCAAGATTTGACCAAGAAGTTCCAGTCCACAAATAAACATCTCGTGTATCAAGAGTTACATATGCATCATTTTCGGTATTCCCAGTGGAAGGAAGTGCAGCAAAGTTAGCTACTCCACCTAATAAATTAATGCTTGTTGCTTGCGGACCAGCTGGACCCTGTGGACCAGTAGCACCAGTTGGGCCTTCATTACCACCTAGACCAACAGGACCAGTAGCACCAGTTGGGCCTGTAGTACCAGTAGGACCTGTTGGGCCACCAGATGGACCAGTTGGTCCAGTAGCGCCAGCGGCTCCAGTTGGACCAGTTGGTCCAGAAGTTACACCAGTACCTACAATTTCCCAGCCGTTTGTAGTCTTCTGCTCTAGAGCACCTGCACCACCATTTAGTTCTGTATTAAATCGAACATAACCAACTTCAGCAGTAGAGCGACGCTCTGCTGTTGTTCCAATGTCAATATAAACAGTGTTATACAAACCTCTAATTTCTTTATTAGTAAAAGTTTGTACGAGGTTTTCAGGAAGAGCTGAATCCTCTTGAGCGATACCTACACAGCTAAATGAAGCATTTGATGTACTAGAACGTACCCAAAGTGTGTCGCCTGGATTGACAGCAAATCTAAAGGTTTCAAAAGAAGAGCCAACAGGTACATCTAAGTTAAAAGCAATGTACGCAAAGTTAAGAGCGATTACAGCATTAGCTGGTGCAATCCAAATACTTACTTTACATGCTGGTACTGCTACTACACCTTTATTGGCAATAATTACTGAAACAAGGTGCGCTTCAGAAAATGTAGCAAGAACAGTATCAGTATTACCCGTTGGGTTCTGAATCCCAAGTCGCTGAATTGGCATGTGTCTCTCCTACGCCTGAGCTTCTGCCCATGACATCTTCGCTGAGGTTACTGTAGCGTTACCAGTCAATCTAGATACTGCAATTGTCAAGATGTCTGGACCATCTGGGAAAATTGAGTCTCCACCAAGAATAGAGTTTGACAACTCAAACAGGCTTGAAACATCTACCACAGTGGTGTCTTCAGCACCGCTAGCACCACCAGCAGCACGGAAGTTGTAAACCTGAACTCCACCAGATACTGTGTCCTGAGCTGTGTGCTCAACAATTTGAGTCAAGGAAGGTGTATCTACACCCACGAAGTTTAGGTTGTTTAGACGTGGATTTAGAAGAACCTTACAGTCAACCAACTGTGTCGTAGACACACCAATTTCCTGCAAACGTAACTGCATTCGGTTGATAACGTCTCGGTCACCAAGCTTACCTGTCAAACCTTCAGATACTGAAGGAGAGAGGCGAATTGATAACAATGGCTGGTAGTTAGGACCAGATGTGTTATTCAATGAGCCATTTGGATACAAGAAGTAGGTGTACTGAGTATTTCCTTGGGTAGTAAAGTTGATAACTTCACACATGATAATTGTATTATCAGCTGCGCTAGCAACTGTTGCCGACGTTGAGGCAGTGTATGTAAATGTAGTTGCGTTAGAAACTGTCACATAGAACGGACCATTTGGCACACGGGTTGAGCCGTATACACCGACATACATACCAGTTGATAGGTTGTGTGGAAGTGTGGTTGTAATAGTTACAGTATTACCAGATTGAGCGCTTGTGATAGCTTGACCACCACTATAACCAGCTCCTCTTGAAATAGTTACGTTTGGAGGAGTCAAGTGAATCAAGTTAGGTGAGTTGACCAGAACTCCATACAACGCATCGTTAGTCAAGTTAGCTCTTGTGTTAGAACCGACAACCTGAGTTGCTGGGTTCAAAAGGTTATTACCTGGGAATCCGTTAGTAGCAATTGACTGGAACTGTAGCAAATCACCAGTTGCAAAACCGTGACTCTGTACAGTAAACAAGTCAGTTGTTAGGTTGATACCAGATGAAGCAAATGACTTAGCGGTTGTTCCTCTAACCTCGAGAGTCTGGCTTGAACCAGTGAAGAGGTATGCGTTGTCATCATCGAAACGACCATCCATGATGACCGAGGTACCCCAGTGGAAGAGGTAAGGAATGTAAGTTGGGTTCTCGTAAGTTACAACTTCATAACGACCTGGCAAGTTACCTGAACGGAAGTATGACTCGAACAAGTTGTTGTTGTGAACGAACTCGTGAACGTACTGTACTTGACCATCTGTAGTCTTGAAACCGAAGCGAATCTTACCCGCACCGTACCAAGAGTAGTCAATGTAAGCCATCTGAATACGAGAAATATTTAGGTTGTAACCTGTAGGACCAGAACCGTCGCAAACGTCAATGTTCCACTGACTTTGAGGAACTCGGGTATCTACAGTCTTTGTCATAACAATACCTGACTTAGCAGGTACAAATGAGTGAACTGTAGTTGTTCCTGTAGTAGACAAATCTACGTTAATCTCAGAATCTGGGTCAGCAACAAGTTTAAAGCTGTTGTTGTTAATCAAATCAACGTAGTAAGTACGACCGTTAATCATTCCACCAATAGGCTCACCGTCAATGGAGTTGTAAATAACTGGTAGACGATCAGCAAAACCATGACCAATGATTGTAAAGATGTCAGTGGTTGTATTGACTTGAGTCTGAGGGTTGAATTCTTTTTCTGTTCCAGAAGAACCCTTATACTCAGGGCGAATTGACATACGTGTATCTGACTCAATCTCTGTAATTCTGTAAGACTGACCACGCATAACAATAAAGTCACCAACTGCAACCTGAGCTTGGAACGCTGTGTTTGTTCCAAAGATAAGCTCTGATCCTTGTAGAGCAGCTGCTGTACCTGCTAGCTGTTGAGTAGATGAACGACGTACGGCGTAGATAGCTTCACCATCAAACTCAAAGAATGCACCGTTCTGGAAGTCGAACATACCTTCACGAACAGCACCGTTTGACCACTCACGAACATAGAACTGAGGGAATCCGTAAGCACGGTTTTCAATAATTGGTTCTGTAGAAGTAAATCGGAATGTTGTTAGGTCAACAACTGTTACTTGGAACTCTCCGTTGTAAACAGTGCTTGTATTTCCGTAAGAATCTTCTGCACCATTTACTACAATAAAGAGACCAGAAACAAGTCCGTGAGGACGACGAGTCTTACATTCAACTGTAAGTGAGCTGAACTGTCTCATGCTCTCAAGGTCAATTGAAGGCTGGAAGTTAACACCGCAAGAAGACTGAATACCCTTACCTGACTGGTAACGGAAGTACTTACGAGTCTGACGAACAATTTGACCAAACGATGTCTTAGCACCTACTGACATCTCAACACCGCCATCGAATGGACGGTGTAGTGAGTAGCCCTGAGGACGTACATAGACGAATGTTGGGTATGAGTAAGAAACAGCGCTATATGCGTTTGCATACGGACGGTCCACTGTAATCTGAGTATCTCCACCAATCGCGGTGATACGACGAATGATTGGACCTACTGGAACAGTGTTTGTAAGAGTGAACCCTGTACCAGTACCTTGTGTACTGAAGTCAAGAGCCTGAAGGTTATTTTGAGCATCGTTTAATGTAGTATGCAGAGTAATTTCTGTGTTAGAAACTGCACGAACATAGTAGTAGTAACCATCAACTAGAGGTGTTGGTGGTACACCACCATTTGCTGCAAACTTAACAACATCACCAGTAGCAAAGTTGTGAGTGTCAACAATTCTGTTGTTAGTTGTGTTCACATCAGCGTCAGCAAATGTTTTTACTGTGCTAGATATCGAGAAATTACTTCCAGTACCAACTGTTGTGAGGTCAATAATGTTTGTATTGTTAGTAGCATCAGTTGATGTTGGGTGAAGAGTCATAGTAGACCCAGCGCTAACTGCTCTTACAAAGTAGGTAGCTCCTTCTACTAGAGGGGCTGGCGCGGTTCCACCACCAGCAGAAAACACAACTTGTGTTCCTGTAGTGAAAGTGTTGCTCTTTGTAATCAAGTTTGTAGTTGTGTTTACATCTGCAGCACCAAAAACCATAGTTCCATGCTGCTTAGTTATGTTAGGTGGGAATAGACGGAAACGGTCTCCCACTTTTAGAATCTTCGAGAACGCAGTACCAGTACCGTTAACAAGAACAGAACCAGATGAAACAGATACGGTTCCTGAACCAGTTACGTTACCGTTGATTTGGTCAGTAATAAGCTTGTGACCAACACCAGTACCGTGGTCGCTGATGTTAAGAGTAATACCAGCTGCAGCATTTTCCGCTGAAGTTGCTAGACGTAGATAGTCACGGTTGATTGCAACAACATAATAATCAGTGTTGTTTGTCAAACCAGCAATATCGGTTGCAGCATCTCCTTGGTCATATGTAACTTTTGTTCCAGTTGTAAAACCGTGAGAAGGAATAAAGAAAGTATTTAGCTCAAGGTCAATTGTGCCTCTTGGGTTAAACACCTTTGTAATAATTGGAACGTTTCCAGCTGCCTCGACAGTAAATGTCTGAGGAGAAGGTGTAGAAGTGATGGTGTAAATACCATCTGGAGTCTTTGACAAAGAACGTAGAGTATGGCGTCCAACACCAGCTGGGCTTGCTGTTAAATCAACAGCTGTACCTGCATCAGCATTTTCAGGAGTAGTTGCCAACTTAATGTTGTCACCATCTACGAAAATTACGTAATATGGAGTAGCAGTAGTCAAACCATTGACAACTGTCTGACCCTTTGAGTCATACTCAACAAGCTCTCCCTGCAAGAATCCGTGACTTGGAAGAGTGATTGTGTCAGTTGTGTAATCAAGCGATGTAATAAACAGCGAATGAGTACCAGTTGCTGGCCATGGGTCTTGGTTAGTGATGTTTGCAATAATGCTCAATGCTTTGTTTGTAGCAAGACGAACAATGCTGTTGTCAACTTTAACAATGTAGTAGGTGTTGTTATCAGTCAAACCTGGAATAACAACGTTTGAAACTCCACCCTTTGAGTAGCGAATTGCTTGACCAGACACTAGTCCGTGGTTTGGAATGTACAAAGTATCTTCAAGAGCGTTAACAGTCAAGAAGATAAAGCTGTGACCAGTACCAGTACCAGTGTTAGTGAAGTTGATGTAAGTAGGTGCGTTCAAAGAAGATTTCAACCTAATTTGGTTAGCATTGATAACTTCAGCCACATAGTATGTAGCTTGATCAATAAGAGGAGCAATAGCTGTTCCATCACCAACGTTGTAACGTAGAGGTTGGTCTACTAAGAATCCGTGGTTATTGATAGTTAGAGTATCAGTAGCTGTATTTACAACAACACGACTCAACTTAGCAGTTGTTGCGACTTCTCGAGAAGACGGAGCAGTTAGATTAATATTTGTAAACGATGGTGCAGGAGTGGTGCTCAATCGATAGCTAAACGCACTGACTGTATTTATGTAATAAATTGATCCATTTGTTATTCCAACTGGAGGAACTCCATTGAAGTTCACTTGAACTGCTTCACCATTTGTAAGAGTGTGTGGGGCAGCACTATGGATTTGGTCGTTTTGAATGTCCAAGCTAATTGGCACAAAAGCGTGGTATGAAGAACCAGCTGGTGCAACTGCAATTGCATTTGTACCATTTTCTGCGTCCTGTGCTGTTGGGTGGACACTGTTACCAGTTGTAAAGCTAGAAACTAGACTTACAATAACTTGACCTTCACCTGTGTGGTAAGAAGAAAGATTTGAAATTGGAGAACCATTAAATGTGTTTGCTCCATCAAATAAACCATTAGAAGTTGCAACACTTGTAGCAGTAGATACGATAAATGAACCACCACCACCACCAGACTGGTTTGCAGTTGTAGAACGAGCACCGCCACCACCAGAGTAGCCACCACCACCACCAGACTGACCTACGCGGTTACCGTCAGATTGACCACCGCCACCAAAACCACCATAACCACCAGTGCGAATGTTGGTTCCCATGGTTAGACCGTCTAGGAATGAACCACCACCAAATGTTGGTTCTGAGCTAAAGCTACCGTTCTGTCCGCGAGAGAAGAAACCTCCACCAGCAGCAGAATAACCAAGAGGGCTTTGTGCACGACCACCAAAACCAACACTACCGCCAGCTTGCTGACCATTGGTAGATGTACCACCAAGTCTTGTAAGAACACCATCTCGTCCAGCACCAGAGTTTGATTCAGCAGAACCACCACCAGCAATAAACAAAGGCTCGTTACCAGTTTTACGAACAACAAATGTTCCACCACCAGAGCCACCCCATGTAGCACTTCCACCTTGTTCACCGCGTTGACCGACAGCGATTGTAATAATTTCACCTTTAGTTAAAGCAACACGTCCTTCAACAATAGCTCCGCGGCCTACACCACCAGCTCCGTTACCATCAAAACCAGAAGCGCCACGAACGTTAAAGCTGTAAATACCAGAAACAGGAACTGTCCAGTCTTGATAACCAACAAATGCTCCTTGAGATATGTATGTATCGTCCCAAGTGGTGTTATAAGAGTTACGCATTTCCGTTTGGGTAGGGCCAACACGACCTGTTTTTCCACAGGTTGTAAAGGTGTGGGTACTAAAAGCGTAAAGCGCCTGTGAACCAGCAAACTCAGAAATTGATACGTTCTTTAGGAAGTATGTATCTCCACTAGTCAAACCAGTAAGAGGAGTTCCGTTTGTGTAGTACTTTACTGCCTGATTTGTTGGTGTTGATGCGTCAATGTTTAGCTTATTTGCGTAAACAATTGGAGTATTGAACTTAATTGAACCAGCTGTGCTATTAGTAAGATTAACCGCTGAACCATTAAAAGTTGTACTAAATTGCAGTTTCTTTGGTTGAGTTGTAGTTACATAGACAAGACCATTCTCAGTAAATCCTGTAACTGAACCAACACCAGATGTGTACAAAAATGCCACTCCAGGAGCTAGCGCCGCTGGGATAACGTTTGGGGCTGTGTTCTTAAAGTAGATAAAATCTTCATCAAGATTCACGTTTACTCTAGAAAAAGAGTGAGTACCAGTAGCACCAGCTGCTGTCACGTTAATAGGCATTTATGTTCCTCTTTGCTATAGTCTCGTGATTGAAATTTGACCGTTACCGCCACCAGAAACTTCTGAGTTGCTCTGGTTGGTTCCATTGTTATATGAACCAGCGCCACCGCCAGCGGATGACCACCATGAACCAGGTCCTCCAGCGTATCCACCACCGCCACCTGCTCCACCAGCCCATGCGCGACCTGCTCCACCGCCACCAAAACCACCGTTTGGTCCGTTGTAGTTACCGCCGTATGCACCGTTTACGAATGATGTACCAGGTCCTGCCCAGCCACCACCATTTCCGTAGAAGCCACCGCCACCGCCAAATGCTTCACCGTTACCACCGTTACCGCCACCTGCTCCACCATATGAGTTAGAGCCTCGAGAAGAGGTACCTGTTGTTGCATCTGAATATGAATACCAACCAGCGCCTGAACCGCCGCCGCCGCCAGCAACAAGGTATGGCAAGTTGTCAGATTGACGAGCTACGAATGTACCGCCGCCACCACCGCCGCTCTCGCTTGAGCTACCTCCAGCTTGACCAATAGCCATCTTGATAGTGTCACCAAGACCCCAAGCAAAATCTCCACGCATACGAGTTCCGTAGCCACCACGAGTACCCCAGCTAGGTGACCAACCTCCAGCAGCTCCATAAGCTTCTACGCGATATGTTGCAACCTCTGGAACTGTCCATACAAATGTTCCTGTGTTACCAGGCATTTGAATGTACTCGT